TGGCTCGCGCGCACTTAACATATGCGCCTGGATTTAATTTCATACACTTCACACCGCGCGAAATACGACCAATGGCACGCATATCATCTGTCTTAATCATAATGAAGTTACCATCGGTTGACATAATACCACAATCAGTATTATCATCTCCAAAGAAAACAGAAATGATTAAATCATCATCATCAAGATTAATCGCGCGTGCGCTATTACCGCGTTTTAAATAATATTCAGAAAGAAGAGTCTTTTTAATTAAACCATTCTTGGTTACAAAATAGATATTCTTCTTTTCATTTTTAGAATATACTGCCGCGTTACAAATAGTTTCAGTTGCTGTTGTAGTAACAAATTGTGAAATATATGCCTTTTCATTTACTGGCAATTCACTCATTTTTACCTGGAAGAAATTACCCTTATCTGAAAAGAACAATACTACATCAGTATTATCACCAGTCTCGGTCCCAACAATATATTCACCTTTTTCCATTTTGAACTTATTACCAACACCGCCGCGGCGCTGTGCATAAAGAGTAGAACTTTCTGTAATATAAATTCCACCTTTATTAGTAAAGTTCAAAACAAGATTACGAATTTCTGTCGGCTCTTCTTCATCGGCTGTTGTAACATTCATAACTTTTGTGCGGCGCGCGTCACCAAATTTCTTTGCTACTTCGCGCCATCCCTTAATTAACTCTGCATTAAACAATTCTTTATTATTAAGAATTTGTTCGATCGCACCAATTTTTTCAAGCAAGTCATTTTTTTCGCCGTTCAGCTTAGTTACTTCAAGGTGCGCCAATCGGCTTAATTTAAGGTCGAGTACAGCCTTTGCTTGGTCAGCATCAAGAAGATACTCTTTCTGTAAGCGTGCGCTTGCTTCAGAAGTAGAAGAAGAAGTTTTAATTGTCTGAATAACTTCTTCAATACGTGCAATACAAATAAGTAAACCATCAATGATATGAACACGAAACTTCATCTTATTCAAATCATGTTCAAAGCCACGACGATAAACTACTTTTTCATGGTCAATATGCGCTTGAAGAGCTTCGCGCCATGTAAACACTTTTGGATATTTACCACCATCAAGCATGGTAAGATTAATGCCATAGTAATACTGGAGTGAAGTATTTTTATATAAATATTTCAATACCTTATCTGGATTTGCTTTTTTTGTAAGATAAATCTTAATCAAAGGTGTCGCGCCAGTTAAGTCATTAAAACGCTCAACGCCTGGATTTTCTTCGCTTTCAATAATTTCTTCAAGCTGTTTACAAATTGTATTTGTATAAACAGAATAAGGAATCTCTTTTACTACAAAACAGCGCTCGCCGCTATCGAATTCAACAACGCTTCTCAATTTACATGCCGGCCCATTACCAATACGCAGACTTTCTTTTACTTCATCTGCATTAAGTAGAATCGCGCCAGTTGCGAAGTCAGGCGCGCAGTAAATATCATCAAAATCACAATCCGGATTTTGAATAAGATTAATAAGCGCATTATTGAGTTCATTTAAGTTAAACTGTGGAATAGAACTTGCAAGACCTACAGCAATACCACTTGTGCCATTACAAAGATTATAAAAACCTTTTGATGGAAGAACCGCGGGGTATTGTTTAGTATTATCATAGCTATCACGCCATTCTGTTACGGTATCTTTATCAATATCTGTAAAAAGAACATTAGAAAGTGCAGATAAACGGCTTTCTGTATAACGCATAGCAGCCCAGTTACCACTTTCAATAAGAGAACCAGAGTTACCTTTTACGTCTACAAGCGGATAACGCATAGCAAAGTTCTGACCGGCGCGCATAATAATTCCTTCACAGCTTGAATCGCCGTGAATATAGAAATCTGCCATAGCCATGCCAACAGCATTAGCAGTTTTCTTATATGGATTATTATGGGTGAGTTTATGAAGAAGCATTGAATAGAAGATTTGGCGCGCTGAAGGCTTAAGTCCATCGCGCGCGTCAACAAGCGCGCGGGATTGAATTACCATGCCCGCGTACTGCGCGAAAGATTGTTCAATTACTGGTTTTAATTCACTCATTTTTTAATTCCTCTATTGTTTCTACCAATTTTCTTATTAAAAAAGTTCTACATTCAGCTGCATTACATTTCTTTTTAGTGAAAACGTCAATTAATTCGCAATCTCTGCAATCCCATTGGTCTCCTTCAGTACAATAAGCGGTTTTTGCTATTTTATAATAATCTCTATCTAACATTTTATTCTGTTATCTCCGAAAAATCAATATTATTAAAAATAAATTCTTTTCTTGGTTTTACATCTTCGCCCATCAAATCATATAAAATACCGAGTGCATCATCACTATATTCCATAGCCTCCATGCGCTGATACTGTTCAGTAAACATAGACGCTCGCGCAGTTTCAGCCGGCAATTCACCAAGACCTTTCGCGCGCGTTACTTCACCTTTAATTTTGCCGCGCACAGCGTTAAACTCTGCATCATCAAAATAGTAGCTTTCCTGCTTGCCATTATTAACAATATAAAGCGGTGAACGCAACCAGCACAAACGGCCTTCTTTAATAAACTGTGGCGCAAGATAAGTAAGCGCAGCCATAATCAAAAGTCCAATATGGTATCCATCACTATCAGCATCCGTACAGATTGCAAGACGACCGTAACGAAGTTTTGAACTATTATATTTACCAGGCACGATGTTCATCGCGCTCAAAAGAAGTTTAATTTCTTCATTTTCAAAAATCTTTTCTTCTGGGTTAGATAAACAATTAATTATTTTACCACGAATAGCAAGAATACCATATTTCTTGTAATCACGCGCCTGAGCCATACCACCCATAGCACTATTACCTTCAACAATCAGAAGAGTGGAATTTTGTCCAAGAAATTCAGCATCTTTCAATTTATCAGAAGCAAAAACCTTTTTCTTTTGATTCTTTTCAATTTCTTTTGAAGCATTAAGAACTTGCTGACGCGCCTTTTCTGCGGCAGCTTCTGCCTTTGCAATTTTTTTCAATAATTCTACGATTGTATCAAACTCTTGTGGAAGTTTAATCTTCATTGACTTCAGCGCATCGCTAAAAGCATTGGAAGCAAGTGTACGCAGATTAGCATTATTGATTTTTGATTTTGTTTGATTTGCAAATGATGGATGCGCAACAGAACAATTAATTACATAGAATAAATTTCCACGAATTGCATCACCGTCAAAATCTTGTTTTGAAAGTGAATTGAATGTGCGTGTAATAGCTGTTTTCGCGCCAGTAATAGGCGAACCACCCTCTGGACAAAGCAGGCCATTTACAAATACATAAGAGGTCTCGCGCTTTGTACCCCATTGAAAAGCAATTTCAATTTTATCTTCACCATCAGTAGCGGTAGCATACTGAATTGTTTTATGAAGCGGCGCGCTTAAATTATCTTTGATAAAATCTTTAATACCGTCGCGCGCCGAATATGTTTTCTTTACACCGGTTTTAAGATTATAAACATTAAATGTAATCCCGCTATAAAGATAGCAAATATTCTTTATATCATTACAAATTCTTTCATAATCATAATGAATTTTTTCATCTTTAAAAACTTCGGGGTCTGGTGTAAATCTAACAAGAGTGCCGTTAGCGTGTTTAGTATCAAATTCATTATAACTAACAAGTTCTCCTTTAAAGAACGTAGCACGCGCCATCTTACCGTCGCGGCAGCTTTCTACCATGAAGTCAAGAGAACTTAAACATACGCATTTAGCACCTATGCCATTAAGGCCCGATACATTCTTGTACGCGCCATCTTCAAATTTACCGCCAGTATGTGATTTAGAATAGATGGAAACAAGTACATTCTCTCCATCATCACGTACACCAAAAGGAACACCGCGACCATAATCTTGAACTTCAATAGTATTATTTTCTTCATCTACTGAAATATCAATTTGATTGCCATAGCCGCAAAGTGCTTCGTCTGTACTATTATTAATTATTTCTTTAAGTGCTTGATATGTACCTTCATTATCGGCAGTACCAAGATACATTTGGATTCTCGCACGTACCGCCTCTTTAAAAGATAGAGATTTAATATCGTCAACTGTATAACTCATATTTCACCTACTTTTCATTCTATATAATTATTATATCATAATTTTTCAAAAAAGTCAAATTATTGTATTTTCTATTTATTTTATTCACTTAATAATTGGAATAAATTCTCATGGAGGGAATAATAATGAGAGCAAGAAATATTATTGAATATGTTAGTGAAACTCCATATAATGTTAATACTTCTTTCTTAAATCAGATGCTAGAACAATATGCTGCAGATAAAGCAAATCCAATGTCTCAGTATACACTCGATGTTGACATTGATCCAGATACAGATTTATTAGGTAAACATATTAATGATTTACAAAAGAATATTAGTATTATTGATGGTAAATTTTATGGTGTTCTTCATTATGTAAGAGATTATACTGGTTTCTCTGGCGATCCTGAAGAACAAAATGGTTATTATATTTGTTTCCATGTAGCTTATGATGGCGCAGAAACAATTAAAGTTAATGGTGTAACTCTTGATGAAGATGGTATTCATATTATTATTATAAAGAATACTGCTGGTGAGCCAAAAGCCAAAATTGAAATTACTAAAGATGGTGAAACTTTTACAGATGAAATTAGTTTTGGCGGTTTAAAGTATGAAGGCGCCGGTTATGATGATTATATGGGGCATTTCAAACCAGGCTTTATACAACCTATTCCAAAACCTTTTAAAGGAGGTAAATAATTATGGTAGATATAAGCACAGGAGAAGTTGAACAGCAAGCAACAGAAACAGAAGAAGTTAATCCAATTGATGAAATTATTAGTTATGTTATGGCTACACCTCATAATACTAATCCAAATATTCTTCGTCAAATGTTAATAACTCTTCAAAATAGTGGAAAAAATTCACAATAGCCACCTGAAGAAGCAGGCGAAATTTTAAAACCATAAATTAAAGAGACGGATTAAACCGTCTCTTTTTCTTTACTCCATTGCCAATTTGGAGGTACAAATTCTAATGAATCAATCCATTTCCATTTAAAAACATCCCATACAAGAAAATAAGTTTTATTATATATTTCATCAAATCTTACAGCTAAAACTTGATAAACTTTATTTTGTTGTTTATGCTTTGCATTAAACATATCACCACTTCTTTCTTTTTGTAGACATCCAATATAAATTATCGCGCGCGCGAGTAGCTGCTACATATGAAAGACGAATTTCCTCATCTTTCCACATATTCGCGCCAACTACTATTACATTTTCACATTCGAGCCCTTTTGCAGAATGAATTGTTAATACTTTTACAGCTTGTGTATTTAAAAGCTCATTTAATTCATCCATACTTTTTCCACCACGCTTAAATGTAATATTTGGAATATTTAAGCGATTAAGTATATATTGAATACTTTCAACTTGGTCGTTAGTGCGCGCGAGTACAAACCAATTTAAGTTATGAGAATTTTGTATAATTTTTGGAATCGCGCTTAAATCATATTCAAGATGTTCAACATTTCCATAAACGCCGCGCATTGGATACGAATTATCACTCATTTTACTTTTAGTGCGCGATATAATCCATTTTGCATAATCTAATATTTCTTTTCCGTTTCTATAATTTTCATCAAGTGAATACGTTTTTACATCCGCGCGCCGTATAATAGAATAAAATAAATCTGGACAAGCATCACGCCATTCATAAATACATTGTCTTAAATCACCACAATAAAAGAACTGTTTTGGTTGAATAATATCAAAAAATTCCCATTCATTTTCAGAACAATCTTGCGCTTCATCAACTATTAAATAGTCAACTGGTTTAATACATTCTTCATGTTCTTTTATAAGTTGGAAAAGCATATCAAACTTTTCTTCATCAACATATTTACTTGCTCTATCGTGATGCCCACCGGCGCAAAGTAAATGATATGCATAAGCATGAATTGTACCAACAAACAATCCATTTATAGAACCTATGCGCTTACTCATTTCGTCAGCCGCCGCATTTGTAAATGTAATAACAACCATTTTTTCTGGTTCAATGCCGCGCTAAAGCATAATACGCGCTCGCTCAACTATACAAGCAGTTTTACCTGCTGCGGCGCATGCTGATACGACTACGCGCGGCTCATTCGTATTCACTATTTCTTCTTGTCTTTTGCTTAAATTCATTTTAACCGCCCTATTTTTGATTTAACATTACAGTAGAACCATATACATTAATCCAATATTTTTCTCTTTCGTTTAATTTTTCTTTGTCTACTTTTTCTAATATCTGGAAAGTAAAATTCCAAATACCATCGCGCGCCATTTTCGTATGTAAACTACTATGCGCAATTGAACCAAGACTAAAAGCAGCTTTTGTATGTTCTCCCCATCTATTTGCTATATCGGTTGAGCGCCCTATATACATTTCACCAGTAGGAATATAAGTAATACAATAAATACCACTTATTTTATTTCCTTCGGTTACGCGCTTTATCATTTCTTGCGCAGGACGCTTGATATAACAATCATAAGCCGCCTTATGTAAGACTTCTTTATTATTAAAACGACTTTCAATTTCTTTTATTAATTGCAAGTCATTCTTGTCTTCATCAGTAACACAAATTCTATAAAAATCTGTATTTTCTTGCGCTTCTTTTTCGCGTAAAATTTGTGAATTAACGACTTCGCGCCGTTTACGAAAATCTTCAAGAATCTATACGATTTCTTCGTATTCACCTTTTATTTGCTCTTCTTTGCTAATAATGCTTTCAACAAATTCATCAAATTTCTTTTGTCTATCTTCTTTCTTTTTCTTTAATTCATTTTCAAGTTCACGCACCTTGATAACTCTATGAGTCATGATTTCTGAGTCAACGCGCGCCATTTCTGCTGTTTTATAATCTTCGCATTGAGCAAGTGCTGATTTTCTTGTAGCTTCTAATGTTTCATCTAACTACTTAAATTCTTCAGCCTTTGCATTAATTTGAATATTATACTTATCTATCTATTTGTCGTACTTTTCAGCAAGACTCCTTTCTAAATCTTCTTCTTTTTTTCTATATACATTTTCTAATTCATCAAACTTATTATTTATAATTTCTGTTATTTTTTGTTGCTTCTTTTTGTTTTTTACTACAAAAATTATTGTTAAAATAATAAAAAGAAGAGAAATTAAAGAAAGGACTCCAATTAAAATAATTTTATAGTCCATTCTATTTTACCCCTATTTTACTTTCTATATATATTATAACATAAAAAAAGAAGAAAGTCAAATTTGACTTTCTTCTTTTTTATTTTATTAAATCCTCTTTTGTAGCTACAACTTCCCAAGATCTTAATTCTATATTTATATCTTGAATATATGAATTACCACCTTGCGCGGTATAATCATCATATAATTTTATAAAACATTTTTTATCAAAATCTAAAATCTTTTTATATGGCAAATACATATAATAAATATCTGTCATATCCTTACGAAGTAAATCGTTAGAGGACTTTGTTAATAAATCAATTTTACTATTTAATTTTTCATCTTGATCTGTTAACTATTTCATAAGAGGCGGTACGAAAGATTGAACAAACTCTTCAGTAAATTCTTTATACTGTTTATGAGCCGCTTCGCGCTTTTTAATTTCTTTTTCTTCCTTTACCTTCTAGCCCCATTTAGAGCGGTCGACCAATTTTCTAATTACATCGGTTAATATATAGATGAAGATGAAAAACCCACCAATTAATTCTGCCCAAGTAGCTGGGGTCATATCTTTGAACAATTCTCATCACCTCTAATTAAAGTAATGAGAGTGTTAAATAAATTTAAGTTTTTGGTGCATTTAATTTATCATTATGCCATTTTGTAGTTACAAGATATTGTTTTTTAAAAATATCAAATGTAGTCTATATAGTTCCATTATCTATATCCCAATATGGAATACGATATAATTTTATATTATGCGCGAGAGCATAGGCATTTTTTTGTCTATCATGTTCTTTCTATTTCTATAATACTGCGCGACTACGTATTTGAGAAAAATGATACTAACCATCAACTTCTATAAGTATATTAGAAGATGGAATATAAAAATCATATCTATATTTTCCGCCGCGCAAATCTTCAAATGTTTTTTCACGCACGAAAAATATATGGGATTTTTTTAGTACAGTAATTATCTTTTCTTCGTATTTACTCATATACCAAGTTTATCCCAAGTACAATCTTGAATTGTTAAATCAGGACGTAATTGAATCATTTTTGCATGACGAAGCGCGCCATCATCGGTAAATTGCATCGCACCAACTTCAAGACATTTTCCTTTATATTCTTTATAATTACTTTTAATTTCATCTGATAAGCCACTTAACCAACCAAGTGGATGCACTTTTCCATCTTTTAATACACCAATTTCAAGACTACCAGCCATGCCAAAGAAATAAGGTTTTGTAACTGGTTCGATAGGTTCTCCATTTAAGTATTCTTTATAAAGTACTTCAAGATATTTTTCGCCAGTTTTTACATTTTCCCAATAGGGCCAGCTTGGTAAAGTAGTGCCATTATAAAGTCGAGTCGGCGCGGCAATACGTCCAGTGAAGAAACAATCAATAGTTTCTTGAAGTTCACGCTTAATCTTAAGTGTCTGACGCGCGGGGCGCTTACCAGGCTGATAACAAGTACCTTTCTTTGTGATTACAACACCTTCTCCGCCGGATGCAAGAATAGATTGAAGTTCGTCCCAAAGTTTTTTACCATCATAATAATGTGCAAATTCTACATACTCTGAAATATTATAACCATGTTCGATTGTATTTAAAAAATTGAAACGGTCTTGTGCGGTCTCTTCTAAAAAAGATTGTTTACTCCAAGCCAATACATCAAAAACATAATAATGAAGCTTTTCGCCAGCGTTTTGGCGCGCGATTGCTTTATCTTTTAAGCAGCCCATGATTGTTGTTACATTATGAGAACCTTCATTATTCGGAAAATAAATTTCACCAATTAAACAAGTACCATTTGGCAATGATTCAAAAAATGGATGAAGTTGAGGAACCCAATCATACTTATTGAGATAATCTCCACCAACACCCTTTGAGCGCCCAAGAAGTTCCATATTTCCATTTTCATCTTTCCAGAATTTATAAAATGCGCCATCCATTTTTCGAGAACCAATGTATTCTCCACTAAAAATCATATTCTTAGCTTCTACTTTCGGATCTACCTTTGCACTCGCGCCAAATGTCCAATATTTTTGCGGTTCAAGATTATGAAAATCTAACATATATATACTCCTTATAAATATATTTATATATATACTATTTCTATTATATAATATTTATACTTTTTTTCTTTACATTTTTATTATAGCATAATTTTCTTAAAATTTCAAATTTTTTTACGATAGTAAAATCTGAAAAATTTATAGCTTTTAATTATATATTTCACTTATTTATAAAGGTATGAATATTTTGGAGGCTTGTATGGCTAATATTATAAATGGAACATTAACGGCTGGTCAAACTAGTGTAACAATAAATACTAGCGGTACAGCTGTTCAATCAATTTTAGTAACAGATGCATCAACTCATG